TTTTTAATCCTAAGTGATTGTTTTTGTTACAGGTTAATATTGTTGAGATGTGGTGATTATATCATAAAAGGGGGTTTTGTGACCATAAAGGGATTATTAGTCGTGTTTAGTTCTAGGGGATACTCTCTCTATGGATATAATAAGACTTCATTAAGCAAGACAAGACCGCAACGGTAACCACTAAAGGAAATATTATGTCTACATTCTTAAACACTTTTAGACCTTTACAAGAGCAAGTAAAGCAAACTGAATTAGCCTATGACATAGCCACTCAAGACTTGATAAATTATAACGGTTCAAGTTTTGAAGATTGCGAGGCCTTAACCGCGATAGCTATTAACACTTACCACACATGGAAAGCTAGTTTAAAAGCATTTGACGAGGCTTATTACGCCCTACCTAAAAATTAATCCAACCATAACGACTTAGAGGTCACACAATGAAAGACGCAAAAATAGAAGCAATCGTTAAAGAGATTACCGACAAAGTAATCGCCAACCTTGAGAACCTACCAAAAGACGCTAAATGGTCTAAGCCGTGGAGTTCTAATGGTGTAGCATTTGGGGCGCATCATAACCCCATCACTGGGACCGTATACAGCGGGTTTAACTGGTTCATCACCAATTTTAGTGGTTATGACTGCAACCAGTGGGTCACTTTTAACCAGTTAGTAACCAAATTCGGTAGAGATGCGGCCTGTAAATATGTCAAGGGCAATAAAACCACCGGAATTATCCATTTTAAAATGCTCAAAGATTCCCGCGATGCTACAGGGGCCACTCTCTATCCTAAAATGTCTCAATATCGCGTATTTAATGTCGAGCAGTTAAACGACTTTGATGCCTCAGTTTTTGGCCCCAAATCATCCGTTACCGATGCCCCAATTATACCAGAAAATGGCGTAAATTGCATGGCTAAACAGCTAGGTGTTGACCTTAAATACACTGGTAACAGGGCGTGTTTTATACCCTCGCAAGATCAAATTCACATGCCTACAGTTGAATCTTTTATTGATGGTGGTACTGGACGCGATCACCACGACTCGACTTTGCTACACGAAATAACCCACTGGACGGGCCACAAATCGAGATTAAACCGTAACCTTAAAAATGGGTTTGGGTCTAAGGATTACGCGTTCGAGGAACTTGTCGCGGAACTTGGGTCAGCAATGGCCGGATCAATTATGGGCCTGCCATATGAGGGGCTACAGCATGATGAATATATACAGAATTGGATTGAAGTCTTGCAGGGGGATCCTAGCGCATTGTATGAGGCTAGCAAGCTTGCGAATAAAGCTGTTCGATATATGGTCGAGAATAGCAAGGAAGCGTCAGAGATGGGCAGTAAGGCCGCTTAAAGTCCAACGCGTAGCCTATCCGCGATGGGTAGGTTATTCGATGCACTTTGGCATCATAACTAGAGGATAAAATCATGATTAAATTACATACTGATACTTGCGCTGAAATCGCGGATCTAATTAATACTATTGACGTTGCAATTATTTGCGCAAAATCCAACGATAGCAAAAAGGATGAGCCGGATTGTATTTTAGATTTCAGGGAGATTCACGGTAACTGGAGTTTTTGGTGGCACGAACGGGCTAAAGCCGTTATTTTATTGTATGACAATTACGGCATTAAATTGCCTGCTTACAATCGTGCCTGCGAGATCGTTAAAGATCCTATGTATTCCAATGCGGTGTTAACTTTAGAGCAAGATAAAAGACTAGAGGTAGCATAATGGATTACTTTGAATTGATTAATTTATTGTCAGATTCCACCCTTGAAATTATCAAGCTTGACCTTGACCGACAATATCAAGATCTACTGAGTAACATTGAAGATAAGGAATCAACAATCGAGGCTCACCGTAACAGTGGTGAGCCTTGGACGGTTTCTATCGCTGAAATGGAATCATTAGTCCGTGTTCATTGGTTTCAGTTAGAAAGCATAGCGCGGCATGTTGATCGCATTGAAGAAAGCCAACTAAAAAGGGGTTTAGTATGAGTACTCAAAATCAAAGACTATTAGCGTATCTTGATAAAGGATATTCCATTACAAGGATTAACAGTTTTAAGGAACTGGGGATTTTTGAACTGTCAGCGCGTATCTGCGAACTTAAAAAAGACGGGCATAACATTAAGATTGAGCGGATCAAAGGGCTAAACCAATTCGGGGAGAAAATAAATTATTGTAAATATTCCCTAATCAAGCCAGTGGATTCAAGCCCATATCAACATAATCGGGGCTACACTCTTTAATCCTGCCAAGCCCTCAGAGATGGGGGCTTTTTTATTTTCCTTGATATTTTTTTCTTAAGTAATTTATTGACACGGGCATTTCGTCAAACCCTCCGTTCCGGACTTCGTTTAACATCCAGATTCCCCGCCATGATCCGTTAGTTTGAGGCGTTAAATAATCTTCGTCATGTTGATAATATATTCCAGAAAACAAACCTGTTAAATTTACCCCATCAGCACGCCTTGCAAATGCTATTGACCTATCTTGAACGTGGCCCATTACTGCAGACATATGACGTTTGTTTAACAGCGCGTTAGCACTTGCCACTGGCCGACCCATTACACCAGACGTAAAGAAATGAGAATACGCAATTTGGTCAACCACCACCACTTCAAGATAAGAATAAACTTCAAAGCCAAATGATTCTAATTCAAGATCTTTGTACCCAATTAAGCCCTCCAGTTTTGAATCAGATTCTATCGCACGTTCTATGCGGTTTTCATGATTGCCTAGTGTATATACTAATCGCGGATGCCATTGTTTTTCTTTGTTTCTTTTGAGTCGCGCTTGCTCCTCTTGGATTGGATTCATAAATACTTTCATGGCCTCAATCCCTGCCGCAATATCATCTTTGTATCTTCGTCCCTCAAACGATTTTTTGCCTACGTCCCAAGTGGACAGACTAGGCATATCAAAATGATCTCCAATATGAACTATGACATCAGGTTTCTTTTCAGCCGCATACATACCCGCCCATCTTAAATGTTCAGTGGGTGAGTTTGGTTTGACTTGTGTATCCGGAATAATTAGATGTTTCATCAATTTCGTCCTCCAAATTTTCTATTATTACCTGCAGAAAATCCATAACTGCAAAGGCATCGTTTAAACAAAAGTCGGGAGACAAACTAAGTTTGATTGTTCGGGTAGCTATACCAAATGATTCATCGAGTGATTTCATAGATAGGGGGCGCGTTGGGGACGGTGCGCCAAGCCGTACTTAGAGGTTCTTTTAAAACGGTATATCATCATCCCCAAGAGGCTCAGGCTCTGGCTCTGGCTTTTTCTCTTGTTCTGGATTGTAATTAGCCTGAATGTTTGTAACATTTGATTGGCTTGTCTCCGAATCTTGATATATAAGCCTAACATTACCAAGTATAGGAAGTCTAACCTTTTCTTCTCTCTCTTCTTTAGTCATAGATTGAGTGACAAATCCGTGATTTCCGTACTCATTTTCCGGCCCTAAGTCGATAAAAGTAGTTAGATCAAGGTAGGTACCTTTGTGGCCTGCGTACAGTCGCGTCTTGTCGATTTTTGTTACGTCAATATTTAAAGTTATGCCTATTTTTTTCATTTTTCTTTTCCTTTATAATTAATTACTTCAGTATGGGCGTTGGCAATTTCTACCTCTAATTTACCCGCGTATTCTTCATCAAGTTTTATCAAGATACAAACTGGGGGTATCAATTCAGAGTAAGCAAACAGATACCATTCTTTTCTGCCTGTTACCATCATGCACCCAGTTACTTGTTGGATGTATTTTGTAATTAAAGTTTTGGGATTTCTCTCATAACCTAACATGACATTATCAGTTGGACATTTTATTTCTAGCCCCGAATCTTCATTAATCAATCCATCGGGAGAACATCCGTAAGTCAGACTATCATGCAAAATAAACCCAGTTTCTATTACCTTTTTGTTGCTCATAAACTCAAAAACTTTTCTTGCTTCAGGCTCAAGATCAATACCATGTTGCATTGCCGCAGTAGTAACGTTATCAGGGTATGCATTGTAATATTTCCCTAAAATAGCGTCTGATATAAGCCCCTGCGCTTGCGAACTAGGTTTTCCGGTACTGGTTATCAGCTTATGAAAACTGGACGCAGACAACACGCCCTTTCTTGCTTCCCTCCATTCCGGAGTGCCTTGTTCGTGATCTAAGACAATCATTTCGTTTTAGGCTTTGGGGTGTGTAATTTGTAATTAAGCATCCCCATAACTTTGCCGTATTGAGTTGCTTTTAATTCGCCAACATTACTAATTTTAAATGTATCTAAAAAGATTGAAACATCTGAATTAGTTTTAATTAATAGATCATTAATTTCTTTTTCTTGTTCGTGAGTTATTACCGCATTTGCTACAGCGGGATTTATGTCCTCACCCATGTACAAATGATGCCCCAAACCATGCATGGCTATCGCTTTAACTAAACATCTCATTTTCGAGTCAGATATGTCTCTGGATGTTGGGTTCTTGATAGAGTTATTCCGGTTATCCATAACAGGTAGCCACATAGTATGTTGATTTTCTTTTACCTTAACCGTAACTGTTACTTCAGCAGTCTCACCATAACTAGTGACAGATCCAAACCAATAACTAGAATCAGGAAATTTTTCCATTAGTTTTGACCAAGCATAAGCCCATGATATGTAAGATAAATTACCTTTCTTTTCAATATAATCAGAAACGTCAATCTCTGATAAAATGCTCCAAGTACTGCGTTGATTTATATCTTTCATTTTGATTTTCCTTTTTTATCTAACACTAATTTACGCAACGAAAGTCTTTCTGTTATTAAGTGATATCTTTGAATAAGATCACTTCGAGTTTTTGGTTGCTGTTGTAATATATAATCAATTCCTTTAATTCTACTTAAAATAGTTTCATGTCGATCTTGCCACCCATCGTGGGTAAAAAACATAAGGGGAGTCATTTTTTCCATGTTACACCTCTATTTTAAATGGAATACTACAGCCGTTAACATTGGCATTAGGAATAATTGCATCAGTTAAATAATTTAAGACTGCTTTATGTATCTTTTTGTTCTTATTGCCTGCAAAAGATAAGTTAGAAACAAGGCCGTCTTTAATGTCGTAAGAAGCTACAAATTTAGCTGTCCTAGATATCCGTATTTTAGATATATAATTACCAAACATAACATCGGAAGAAAGCAACGGACAAACTGCCACAATTTCTTCAGCAATAGGCGTTTCAATGGGTGTTTCAATGGGTGTTTCAATAACTATTACAGCGGGTATTGATTCAATTACTGGAGTTATTTGTTTCTCCGGTTCTACAACGTTTTTTATAATTTGCGGAACTGGTTTAGTTAACGCTATTTTCTTAACTTCTTCTAGCAATAATTCTGCTTCGCCTTGTCCGTATCTAACGTCTTTTAACTGCTTAATAAGCATAGCGTCAATAGTAGACAGGTCACTTAACAAACTGCTTGTTTCTTTTAATTGCTCAAGAGTTATTGTAATACCTGCTTCATTGTATCTGAGCATAGATTGAACTGATTCATAATCATCATTAAGAGAACCAACCTTATCTGCTAAATCTTGCTGATCGGTTTTGATTTTATTAAACTCTTCTTTAAAATACTCTGACCTTATAGAATCGCGACTTATTGTGTGCGCCCATAGTGCAGTAATTGAACATACTAAAAGCACTGATATTACATTTTGAAAATTAAACATATATTACTCCGGATCTAAGTTAGGGTTTTTTTGTTCGCTAGCGTATTGTTGCGCGTAGCCATTGTCGTACTCTTCGGACTCATACATCTGGTGTGGATAGCCCTTTAAGCAATCATACTCTCCTCTATCAAAATCAGTAAAATCATTGTGACTATATTTAGCAATTTGGTCACGCTCATGATTTGGGTTGCAAACTTTAAATAAACGCCTGTCAAAATCATCTTGGTCGTCTGGGCATTGAATTGGATTGTCACACATAACACGTTCCTCTAAGGTTGACCCCAAATAAAACATTAAAAAAAGACACTACGACTTGGGGTTGAGTTGTTAAGATAGCACCATTATGACATATGTGCAACTATATTGTTGACTGCATCCTTAAATGTGCTAACATGTAGTTTCATTTATAGAGGATAGCATTATGGATATTAGAAGAAGTATGAAGTTTTTTATGTATTTTCACGACTTGAATCAATCAGAACTTGCTAGCGCAACTGGATTAGGTCAAACAAACATACATCGTTGGCTTAACGGTAAAGCTGAACCGTCATTATATATGTTAAAAACTATGGCTTATTGTTGTGGCGTTAGTGTTAGTAGTTTTATCGCGCAAGGTGAGATTGAATTAGATGAAATAGCAAGCACTTCTCGCCCTGTCTTAAGACGGGTATCTACGAATGCCTGATACTCCGGCCTATTATGCTGTTATACCTGCAAGCGTCAGGTATGACAGTAGGCTAAAGCCAAACGCTAAGTTACTGTATGGCGAGATTACTGCATTGTGCAATAAAGAAGGATATTGTTGGGCGCAAAACAAATACTTTTCTGATTTGTACAGTGTTACCAAGACAACCGTTAGTGATTGGGTTAAAAATCTTAAGGACTGCGGATACATTGAGGTACAGATTATTTACAGGGAAGGTAGTAAAGAAATTCTTAATAGGTATATAAGATTATCCGAAGGGGCTACCCAAGAAAATCAGAATACCCCTCCCCAGAAAATTCAGAAAGATAATACTACAAATTCTAATACTACAATTAGTACTACATTGAATATAGATCATTTCGATGGGTTTTGGTCTGTTTATCCAAGGAAGGTAGGTAAGTCTGAGGCTAGGAAGATGTGGGCTAAGAAAGTGAAAAGCGAGGATACTGTTAAAGCTATAGCAACAAATATAGAGCAGAGAGTCTTGCAAGGCGAATGGTCTGATGTTAAATTTATTCCTTATCCTGCTACTTATCTTGGGCAGGAGCGTTGGGAAGACGAGTTAGCTGTAGCAAGTCAAGCTAGGCAACCTCAAAAACCAAGAGGCGAGAGGTCTATTAGAGACACCCCCATTTCAGAACAATTGACCGACAGATCATGGGCTGAAGGATACGAATAAAGGTAATGATATGGAAAATATTAAAAAAATAATAAACGTGCCGGATAAACGTGCAGTTCTTTGGATGTATGATGGTGATAATCCACGATTGGAACGTGGGGTTAAATATAGCAGGACTGACATAGCAAAAGCATTTTCCAGATCTCTACCTTTTGTTAGCGAAAGGTTAAAGGGTAAAAAGATTTGCCAAGATATTGACTTAATAATTCATAAAAAGAAAAAAAGTGAAGTGGAACAAAAAAGCAAAACATTTAACTCAGATTTATCACAACACTGGTTAAGGAAAAAATTGCGATGAAATACGGCACTGAGGGGGATTATTACTATTTCAAAGATAAACGCGAACTTGAAAAAAAATTACCTTTTATAATCAAGCGGTTAGAGAAATGGGATTATAATGACCACCCTGCGGCCGTTAGAATTGAACGATACGTTAACCCTGCCAGTAGATCTCAAGAAAATCTTTTCCATGCGTGGGTGCGAATACTTGCAGAAAAATGGTGTGCGGCTGAAAAGAAAAAAGCAACTAAAGATGAATTTGAATTTACTAAAATTTTTTTAAAAAATAAGTTTCTTGGCGTAGCTAATTATTCATTTAGAGATACGTCTTTTAAAGGACAAGTCAAAAGCATTACTAAGCTAAGTAAAGGTGAAATGTGTTTTTTTATGGATCAAATATATAACCTTGCTTCAGAGAAAAATATACACCTGCCTATTCCGGATGACAGTGAGTACTTAGCGTTGAAGTCTAAACAGGACGAATAAGCCAATATAAGCCTGTTTCAAGGCGTTTACGAGCAAATATGATATATCCTACCAGTTATGTTAAAATGAGGTTTAAAATGGCTCAAACGCTAAGAAAAAAATGTTTAATATCTATACAAAAATTAGCAAGAATATCTGCGGCTGACGAGTATGGAATGGTGAATTGCGTTTCTTGCGATAAAAGAATGAGTTGGAAAGATTGCGATGGAGGTCATTACATATCAAAAGGTAGTTCCTCTTATTGGGCATTAGAAATTGAAAACGTCCATCCACAATGTAAAGGATGCAATGCATTTGGAATGAGTAAGGGAAGTGCTGAAGGGCAGTACACGTTATGGATGATTGATTGGTACGGTGAGGACTTTGTTAGGCAGATGCATGAAGACAAAAGGAAAATTAAAAAGTTATACACTGCTGATTACAAAGAAATGTTAGAAGAATTTACTAGGTTAATTAAATACCATGAGGACAGGTTATGCCATATTTAAGTGAGCTAAGAAAACGCGCACAAGATTGTGGAATTGATGACGTATCTGACAGGCTAGATTCTATTCTTGAATCAGTAATATATTCTTCTGCTTTGCCTGCTTATGCCAAACATGAAATAGATAATATTTGGGAAGAGGTTGAAGGTGAAGAGGAAAGATTTAATACGCCACCTGACCATAGTGAGTTGTTAGCACATCACCCTTATATGGCTTAATATGTTATAATCGACTTTCAGATTTCAAAAATTTTTTATAGGTTTTATAATGCCACAAGTCGGATCAAGACATTATTCTTACACACCAAAAGGGCAAATGGCCGCAAGAAAAGCCGCCAAGAAAACGGGTAAGAAAATTGTTAATCGGATGCCAAAGAAAAAAAGAAGTATGCTTTCTTAACGGCTAGCAACATTGTTTTTCTTATCAAAACTTCTTAATCCTGCCATGCCAAGCATTGCCATAAGCACAGTAGACAGCAAACCAGTGTCAATTTCTGGAACTTGAAACCAGATAGCTAAAAAAGGTGCTAAAATAGTAGAGTATCCTAATCCAAAACAAGAACACCACCCAACAGCAGGCCGCCATCCGGACACAAAAATAGAAGCGTGGGCCGCCTCTACTTTATTGATATCTAATTGACCCTTGTTTAATTCTTGCATGTGTCTAGCCGCAAGAGTAGAAATCTCATGGGCTAGTTCACTTTGCTTGTCTTTGTCTACCACAAATTTTGAAATGATAGCTGACACAGGGCCAATTAATTGATTTAACATAACATTACTCAGCATCGTCCTCTACAACTTCAGCTTCTTCTACTGGGTTTTGTGCCGCAAGCAAACGAGTAGCCATCATCGAAATGTTATTGTCCATTTTCATCAAGGCAATTTTTAATTGTACTACGCCTGATTGCATTTCTTTTATGTCATCCCAATATACCATTGCTTCTGGGTTTAAATCTTCACGTTCTAATGTGACTACATCGCCAGTTTCAGGGTTATTAAAATCCATTGTTTTATCCTATAAGTTATTTGAGGTGTAATTATTGCACCTTCAACCATATTTGGCAAACGCAATTGCACCTAATATAAATGGATAAATAGCAAATATCATTCTTTCTAATTTAACGAATCTTATTTTGCTTTCTTCTAACTGACGCTGAATATCAGTGTAACGCACGAGACATTCCTTCTCGTGCGCTTCCATCCTGATCATTGTTTCTTTTATAGTAGCCACTAGTTGTAATTACCTACGTTATTGTTATAAGTTGGGGATTGTTTGAAATATCATCAGCAAAATCTATATTTTTTACTCTCATTCTTAAGAAAATATTGCAAGTTCCGGTACCAGAACTAGCCAGTCCAGTTGAGGTAATCCTTACAGATGATCTTGGCACTGCTGATGCGGCTCCTATAGCTACGTATTGAATTGGTTCAAATCCTATTATTCTTCTTGCCCCGTTACTCTGATTAAATGTACTATCCCCAACTTTAAAAGCTTTAGTATTTTTTGTTCCGCCTGATGTTATTGTTTGATATTCTATGTTGAAAAAATCTCCACTTCCTAGAGTTGGCGCACTTCCACCACCGTCTGGAGAGGAGAATAGATAAGCTTCTTTAACAATGTAAGTAAAGTTACTGTCTGCCGCAATTAATTCTTTACCAGTACTATCTATATTTGCAAATACTGATCTAGAAAACTTGAAAGTCATTATTCTTTCGTCTTCACATATTTTACCTCCATTACTAAAGGCTGTTGTATATTGGGTTGCTTGTGCCGCGTCACCAGAAAGATCATAATCTGTACCACCTCCGTAGTAGCCCATTCTTACATAGCCTATAGGTGTATCTTGCGCTGAACTTACAAATAAATATTGTTCAGATGTTGCACCTACATTTAACGATCCTCTTACTCTTGCATTCTTTCCTACATCTAATGATGCTTCTGGTTCTCCACCAGATATAGCACTAGTTGCAATTCCTAATCTTGCACTACTAGAAGTAAGCTTTAAAGTTCCTCCGTTAGCATCGCCACCGTTTCCAGTAAGATCCATCCTGCCATTTACAACTATTTTTTTAGAACTACCGCTAGTAGTTTGTTGCATAATGGAATCATCTACTGATGTTGTGCCATTAAACAGCGGTACAAAATCATTAGTTCCACTTCCTCCAATTCCTCCACCAGTTGAATTAAAAGTGATTGTTTCGTTACTACTTTGATTTAATGTAAATGCGCCTCCACCTGTCATGCCAGTGCCTGCGGCTAACGTAATAGTGGCGTTGTTAACACTAGGAATAGTAGGAACATTAATAGTTACTGAACTATTACCAGATTGGTTGGCAGTCATACTTCCACCACCAGTTGCAGATCCGCTTGTAGATACTGTAAACGTTCCATTGCCAACGCTAGGAATACTTGCTCCAACAATATTTATAGTGGAGTTTCCGCTTTGGTTAGCCGTAAATGTACCACCGCCAGATGCACTGCCACTTGTAGTAACAGTTAATGTTCCATTGCCTACTGATGGTATTGACGGGAATGTTGCAAGATTTCCTTGGCCAGTGACATATTGACTAGAACTACCTTGTGGAGTAAGAGATATAGTTCCACTAGAAGTAATAGGAGAGTTTGATTCAGCATATGCATTGCCTCCTATAGATACACCGACAGACGTAACACCTTGCTGATCGGTTGGGAAGGTAGTTAAGTTACCTGCACCATTTACATATTGACCAGAATTACCTTGTGGTGCAATTGTTACAGTTGTTGAGCCACTTGCGCTAAATGCATTGCCATTAAACGTAACTCCTGTAACTGTACCAGTGTTAGTTGTATAATTTTCTCCATTAGCAAGTTGATTATTATTCGTTGGTATTGTTGGCTTACCTGTTAAATCATTATATGCACCAGAGAAACTAGACTTGTTATTAAACGTAGTCCAGTCGGTGGAACTTAAATAACCTGATTGCGAACCTGATGCTACTTGTATTGCTAAAGTAACGTTTCCAGAAGTACCGCCTCCAGTAAGAGGACTAGTAGCACTAACACCAGTTATGTCACCTACAGGTACGCTTGCCACTGCAGTATCAACGTAAGATTTAATGGCTCCAGTTGTAGACAGTGTGGTATCGCTTGTTCCTAAACTATCACTTGTAGAAATAGTAGTAACAATTGCACCTGATCCAAGGTATAACGAATCAGATTCCATTCTACCGTTAACATTTATTCCAAGTGTTGTAGTATTTAAACTTGCTTGAGAGTTGCCTGATATTTGATGGTATAAAGTAACTGCACCATTTTCTACACATTGAATATAATTATCATTGTCATCACTTTGCAGATTTATATTAGTTCCGCGTATTAATAAACTACCAGATGCGGTTTCACTAATAATAGTGTTGGACGCTTGGCTATCAATAGTTAATCCGTTGGAAAAAGTAAGCTTGTCACCACTTGAAACTACAATATCATTTCCGTTAGTGGTATTACCGTTAGAAAGAACATGATCAAGACTGTCATTAAAACTAGATGGGAATGTAGTTAAGTTTCCTGCACCGTCAATGTATTGGCTTGAAGTTCCTGCAAAACTATATCCAAGAGTACCACTACCAGTAATTGGACTACCTGTAACTGTTATAGCGTTTCCACCAATAGTAGAAGAAACAGATGTAACACCTCTAGCACTTGGGAACGTAACAAGATTACCTTCTCCGTTAATATATTGTGAAGGCGCGCCTGCCCAAGTGTATGCTAATGTTCCAGTTCCAGTTATTGGTGTTCCGCTAACGTCTAATGCAGTACCTGCTACTGTAGATGCTACTGAAGTAACACCTTGCTGATCAGTTGGGAACGTAACTAAGTTACCTGCACCGTTAATATATTGTGAAGCAATACCTTGCGGTGCAATTGTTACCGCCCCAGTGCCAGTAGCTGTATATGCATTACCGTTAACTGTTACGCCTGTTACTGTTCCTACGTTACTTGTTTTGTTGTTAAAGGTATTCCAATCAGCTGAACTAATATATCCGTCAGCAGAAGTAGTAGCTTTTGTTATTCCTATACCTACAGATCCACTAGAACCGCCCCCCGTTATAGGAGAAGAAACTGTTACGTCAGTAATATCTCCTACAGGTACGCCTGCCACTGCATTGTCTACATAAACTTTGATAGATTGCTGTGTAGCTAAAGCAGTCGCGCTATTAGATGTCATGGCATCTTCATCAAGAATGTCAGTAATAGCTACCGCACCTGTTCCCGATAAAGAATCAAACTCAACCAAACCTGATACATTTATTCCAGTTGTTGTAATTTGCCCGCTATTGATAGTTCCGATGTTTGTCAGGTTTCTACTGCCATCAATTACCTGTTGGCTTGCTACATAGTAACCGCCAGAACCGCCACTAGCCGCTTTAACAAATCCCATTCCTGCCACGACATTACCAAAAGCAAGCATACTGCCAGAGTCTTGGGCGATACTTCCACGCGCATATAAAGCATAGCCAGTTACAGGTGCGCCACCTGCTCCAATTAGCCCTGCTGTAATATTGCCACTAGATAAAGTACTTGAGAATGATGCAGTTGTTCCTGACAACCCACCTGTTAGCGTTCCACCACTGAGAGGTAAGTAATCACCAAATGATGCTGTAACTAAGTTACCTGCACCATTTATATATTGACTTGCAGTACCTGCAAAACCATATGCAAGAGTACCACTAGACGTTATAGGGCTTCCCGAAACACTTATTGAATTGCCGCCAAAAGTAGAAGAAACAGAAGTTACACTTCCACCCCCTCCTGCGTTAGCATCTACATACGCTTTAATAGATTGTTGTGTTGCCAAAGCAGTAGGACTGTTAGATGTCATATTATCTTCATCTAATATGCTACTAACTTGAATTGAAGTACCCAATTGAAAGTCAGTTAAAACCTGAAGCTTAGTAGTGTTCCAGTCTCCAAAAATATCAAGAGCGTCTACTGCCCTAAAGCGATGTGTTTCGTTACTGTAGTAGTTTGTATCAAAAGTCCCACCACTTAATAATAAAGCAGAGTGACCATCAGGTGTATCAAGTATCAGTGAATCTGAATTGTTCAAATCTATTGCTTGCGATCCAGAATTAGCGTTATAAATAATAGGAACATTTTTAATGTTTCTATCATCGTCAATTATAATTTTGTTATCGACAGACAAAGCACTGTTTGCAGGAACTGCTTGAACGTTATTGTTCATGATGCTTATAGCGCCTACATTATCAAACGCTATTAGTTGTGACCCACTAGTGTTTTCAAATTTAAAGTTTCCATTTGCATCATTTACAAATATTGTGTCGCCTAAACCGCCTCCTGTTTGTTGAAAGTAAAGTCGTTTAGTACCGTCACTACTATAAAAATTACCATCAGTTTCAAATACAGCACCAGTTGTACCGTGTTTTAACGTTATATTGCCAAGAGCGGGTTCGCCTGACTTTCGGTCTATTACAATTTTCTCAACACTTGAACTGTTTACAACTTTTAAATCATCAGCTGAACTTAATATTATGTCATTGCCGCCAGTGGTATTTCCTACTGCTAATGTAGCAGACAACGATTCTGTAGCAGGTATTTGAGAAGTAACATAGGCTTTAACTGCGGCTCCAGTTACTAGATCTTGCGCGCTAGTAGTAGCGTCAATAGTGTTAACAATGTCTTGTACTGTATAAGCATTTAATTTAAAAAATTGTTCAACGTCTAATGTATCTCCAGTACTAACAACTAAATTTGTACCATCGGTTTGATTGCCTGCGACTAAAGTATTTTTTAAGGATTCAGAGGCAGGTATTTGTGAGTCTACATAAGTTTTAATTGCACTTGCAGTTGCTAATTGACTGTTAGATGGGAAAGTAAAATCCGTTTTAATATCATCAACTTCTTGACCGCCTAACTCAAATTTATCTCCTGACGAAATTATTAAATTTGTACCGTCAGTTTCGTTTCCGTTAACCAGAACTTCTTTAAGAGTATCAGATGTACCTACTTGAGCATCAACATAAGTTTTGACAGCAAGTGCTGACGCAAGATTATTGTTGGTAGAATTTGTAGGAAATTGAGTACTAGTAAGAACACCAGTGCCATTAACGTTACCATTAAGGATGACACCACTCATAGTCTTGCCTGAGATAGTTTGCGTTCCTGTCTTGGTAACTACAGTACTATCAATACTAATGTCTAATGTGCCACTTGTAGTAATTGGACTACCAGTTACAGTAATTCCACCACCACCAGTTGCGGCTACAGACGTTACAGTACCACCTGCATCAGCAGGGAAAGTAGTAAGATTTCCTGCTCCATCTATGTACTGTGCATTAGTCCCTTCAAATTCAAATGCTAATGTTCCAGATGTAGTAACTGGGCTACCTGTAATAGCAATAGCATCACCGTCAATAGATGCTCCAATAGAACTAACAGTACCAGTTGAAGCGGCAGGAAAAGTTATTAAATTACCTTCACCGTTTATATATTGAGTAGATGATCCTGACATGGTAATGTCTAATGTACCGCTAGTAGTAACTGCACTACCTACTGCAAACGCATCGCCTGCGTGAGTAATACCTACTGAAGTAACTGTACCTACTCCTCCTGCGGTAGCATCAACATACGTTTTTACGGCTTTTTCTGTAGGAACAGCTGTATTGCTATCTCCACTTAATGTCCCATCAATACTAAACTCACTAATAGTTGCACCTTGGCTAAAGTTTAAACTGCTAGCAGGTTGACCTATTTGACTCTTTAAAAAGACAGCACCGAACAAATCAACACCGCCAGAGTCTATGTCTATTCTTGAGTCTGTTCCATGTTTGAGTTTTCCAGTTCCTGCAAATGTAATAGCATCTCCTGAACTTACAGATATTTCTGTACCCCCAGTAACATTGCCTGCCAATAAAGTGTTTGCTAAAGATTCAGCCGCAGGCACAGCATTATCTACATAAGTTTTTATGGCTTTTTGTGTGGGAATTATTACATCACTATTACTTGAAAGTGTGCCATCAGTACTGAATAAACTAATGCTTGCACCCATCTTGATGCTGTCACCAGTAGTCATTTCAATGTTACTGCCACCAGTAATATTACCTGCTACTAATGTATTAGCTAAAGATTCAGCAGGGGGAACAGAATTATCTACATAAGATTTAATAGCAAGAGCAGTAGCTAAATCGCTATTAGTAACAGTAGCGTCAATAGTTGTAACAGTGTCAGAACTTAATTGGCCTCCAATAGAAATTGAATCTCCATTAGACACAACAATGTTACTGCCATTAGTGGTGTTGCCGTTAGCTAATACTTCTTCTAAAGAATCAAATAACCCTACCGCTGAATCTACATAGGCTTTAATTGATTGTTGAGTGGCAAGTGCAGTTGCACTATTTGAAGCCATGTCGTTTTCATCAAGAAATTTATTGATGGTAATTGAATTAGCTAACATTGAAATGCCGTCACCAGACGTTATGTCAATATTAGTGCCGCCAGTAATGTTACCGTTTACTAAAGTACTTTTAAGAGTTAATCCACCAGTTACATCGGTTATTAATGGCCCCATAATTGGGACACCATGCACAGTATCAAACCCTAATAACCTGCCAAGCCGAGCGGCTTTAAGAGGCAGATCCATAGTTAAAGGCGCACCATTGTTTGGAGTTGGCTCTACATTTTGTAATCGTATACCGCGATCAATAAAGTTTTCATTTTGAATTGCGCCTACATATATTTTATCAAAGTCAGCATTAACCGTAGAAGCTAAAAAATCTCCGCTGTTTTGATAATTTGTAGTTCTATCAAGAGGCATTTCTAATACAAGACTTACTGTATTAGCACTAACAGGAATACCCACTGTAAATGTAACTGTACCACCAACAGGATCACCTAGCGGAGAAACAGAATAATTTGCAGTCGGAGCCACAACCCCATTAACATAAACTACTATGTCGCTCTTTTCTAGAACTAGAAATTTGTAATCAAAAGCGGCTTGAGTTGCGCCCGTTACAGTGTAATCGTTTCTAGTAATCAGTTTAGTTACAGTCATTTTTTTGCACCTTAGTCCACTATGTTGTTTTGTATTTCATCAAATCCACGCCTTAAAAAAAACAAATTTTGATAAGGCAATAATCTTCTTAACGTTCTTACGTCTGAATCTGTTATTGGATCGCCTGAAGTTATGGCGTTATTAGCCGCAACAGTAGTAGACAATAAGCTACCAAACGTTGGCCCCAATAAACTTTCTGTTACTGTTCTATTAACTTGTTTCATGTTAACTTCATCTATACCAAATAATGAACGCAAACCTATGTTATTGCTAGACATTTTTTCTACGGTATTGTTAATTTCTCCTAAAATGCCAATAGCACCTGATCTGTCTATTCCTTCCATTACCCACACTGCCGGATCATCCGATATTTCTCTGCCTGAAATAGATTGTTTGATAAAATAAGTGGTAGTACCTGCGCCAATTAATCCAAGGAATCCCATCATTTGCGCTTCATCTTGTTTCTGCAAACCTGCTACTAAAACTCTTTGCGTAGCTGACAATATAAAAGATTTAAATTGCAAAAACGTTTGACCTAATGGCTCTGACATAAACAATGGTTTTTCTTGTCCTGGAATTATGACCACTCGGTCACTTTCTTTTCTCATTGCCGCGCCATACATTCTTTCTAGTCTAACGTCATCCCAGTTTTTAGCCCCACTTATCCACAAACCGTCTTCTCGTTTGCCATGCAATTTTACTTGCTCATACATTGCTTTAGCATCAGTTTCGTTGATACCTAACCGACCTAATTTTTTAGGATAAATGCCTTTTTGTAGCGAATCAAAAACTCTAGTTTGCATAGTCATGCCATGCAATTGTTTCATTCCGGCAGTCCAATAATCTAACGCATTATAACGCCCATACTTAGCAGATAAAGTTTGCAATCCACGCTCAAAAGAACTGCCGCCTTGAGTATAATCTGCAATGTCAGCAATAAGTTCTGATTTACCATTAGCAATGTAATCAGTTCCAATGCCCCATAACCTTAATTCTTCCCTTATCTCTGCAGTTACTTTTTTCTGTGACGTTACAGCTTTAAGGGACGTAGCAAAAGTTTTGCCAAATCCTTCAGCCATCATTACACGCGCAAAATCTGGCAGACTAGAAGGAGTTACACCGCCTAACAAACGTAAATAGTTTAAGTTTCTGGCCGCTCTCATGCTTCGCACAAACATATTATTTTCTTGGTAGCCGTACACGTTACGCATTCGATCACGCATACCCGCAATGTTTTTAATATCTTTGTCGCGTTGGTTAAGAACTTTTAATGCGTCTTTACCTTCTAGCTTGTTAGTGCGAACAAATTCATTGGCTTCAAACGCAATATCTTTTATTTGTTGTTGCATCGAAACATCGCCAAATTGCTTGTAGATTTCTATGTCAGGCACAGTGGACATATAAAATCGTTGTCCAAGTATTCTAATATCATTTTCTAAAAATTCTTCTATAAGATCATCGTCAATATCAAACACTCTGTTACGCAATGGCCCTTGAATATTAGTGCCTTTAAATCGCATAGCACCTTGACTATCTATTGAGTTTTTAGAACCTGCACCTATAAGCCAATCATATGGCAATCTACCGTCAGGAGTGCCAGTAATTCGTGTAGCAATTTCTGCCGCTAGTATTTGGTAACTTTCTGTAGTTTGTGGCCCAAGAACATCAGTTTTAAATTCAGCTTTTTCTACAATTTTTTCATATTGTTTTGCCAATGCCGGATCGTCTACGCCCGCTTTTAATGCAGATCTAGCAAAATCAGCTTCTTTGATTAAAGCTAAATCTTTTTTAGCTAACCAATCACCAACAATTGTAGTAAATTTATTAAAATTAGCATTAACGTAATCTTTGTTCCAAAGTCTATTAAGATAATTGTTTGCAGTTTTTACTTGCACATCTTCCGGCAACAATTTAAGTGCTACCATTTGATCTTTAATTGGGTGATACAAAGACTTGTTCCAAAAATCAGCCGCTTCCTGCGCTTCTGGTATTTTAGATTCTCCTCTTCGGACTGCTCTAGATACTTCAGCCGCAAATTCTTTTTCACTTTTTCCTGTAAATATTCTGTTGCCTAAAGAAACTTCGCTTTTAGTTCTTTCCATATATTTTTTAAACAAAACAGTTTGATTCTGCAACGAATCCATTACTGGGCCAACGCCAATTTTTATTAAACTTTCTACAGATGTTAATGGGGCGGTATCTACCATCGTGGGGTTTTCTACTAACAACGCTGTAATTTGTCTTGTTTCTTTTGATGGTGACGTAATAGTTGCTGATAATGGATCTATTTTTCCCATAACTTTAGTTATAGCTTTAGGAATTGCGCCAACAACTTCGGCACTTCCAATATCTTGAGTTTGTGCCGCACCTACACTTCTTAAATCTACTGGCTCGTTAGTAGTAGGGTTAATGTTATTGGCAATTTTCCCTTCTGGGTCCATTACATCTTCAGTTTCTTTTACAAGAAGATTTACATCACCAGTAGCTTTACTAAAAGCCATTCCTAACGCGCCACCAAGCAACATTGCGCCAGATATATTTACAGCAGATTCGCCATAGGTTCTAGTTAATTGTGACTCATGCAAAGCGGCCTCTTGTACTGCAGTTTCTGCCGCTACTAATGATCCAGTTACTGCACCATTTTTTAAAATACTGTTACCCACTCTGTAGGTATTTTTTACTGCTCCCCCAATAACTAACAACGATATAGGATCAGCTATCATAATAGGCATACCAACAAGAAAAGACATAGCCCCACCATCAGCCATAACCTTTCGATCAACACGTTCTCGTGATACTTGTCTTCTTACTGCTTCTACTTGTTCGTCACTATTAGCTACGCTAACGTAATTCATAAACTCAGAATCAAGACGTTCCTCGTTAGATAGAATTTTAAAAGGGTCGTAATCGTTTGTCCTAACACTAGGCAAATTAGGTTCTTCATTAAGAATAGACCCAATAATATTTTCTTGTCGCCAGTAAGCGCCAGCTATGTTACCAATAGAAGGATCGTTATCAGCCTCAACCCTTGACGCATATGCTTTGCGTGGGGCCGCGATTGTTCCTGTCTCTGTTACAAATGGCATTTAATTACCCTTTTAACTCTTTAAGCTTGCCTTTTTGATCAGCGGCTTGTAAATATTTTGCTATTGCAAAAACTGAATTTACAGTATGGTCTAATAAAAATTCGTTTATTTCTTCGTCATTCATTTCTAATATTTCATTCTTAGATTTTCCTAATAATTTCTCTGCTTTTTTACCAATTAACCCAGACGTATTAACAATATCTTTAGCTGTTTTTGGCTCAATTTGGAATGCTCCTCTAGCGGGGCCTCCCCCTCCTTGTATCAACCGTGTGCCTGCACTGCTTTCATGTTTAGCCGTTCCAATTAATAATTCTCTAAGATAAGATTGATTATTAATTCCTTTATCACCTTTAAACGCAGGTAAAACTTTATCAATTGCTTCAATAATATTGGCAGGTAATGTTAATTGTTGATCTGCTATCCATGATTTTATTTTTTCAGGGTCACTTTCTGTTTGATACAAAGATCCCCATGTGTTTGATTGTCGATCCGCTTTTACCATATCCATAGTATCCATAGGGTCAGGACTTTGACTTTCAATAAAATCTACAAATTGATCTTCAATTTTTTGATTCTCTTCTCGCTTTGCAGTAATTCTTTCAACGTATCTATCACTTGCTTCTGTGATTCCTTTCATAGCAGGCGCAAGAGATGGTCTTCTAATTTGCGGAACGATTCCTTCTGGTGGAGTAATTGCGGCTTCAACTACTGCTCCTGCACCTCTAACAATGCTTGTTAAACCGGATGTAACCGCTTCTAAGGCACTTCCGTCTGCAATCTGGCCAACGCCCCTTCCTATAAGCGCAAAAGGGCTGTTGCTCTTAATAATGCGTTGCTGTGGTCCGTCTTGTCCAAGCCATTCTATATAAGTTTCTTCAGCCATTGCCATAGCATTTTGTGCGCTATATCCTTGTTCTTCATAAGAATTTCTAAAATTAACTTCTACTTGGTGCCGCCCTCTTGCCCAATTATCAGATGTTGTATCTTTTGCTATTTCTCTAGCTACGTCTGCATTGGCATCCATAATGGCTTGGTTAGCAGGTTGCATAATAGTTTGCTTAGTTTTTCCGTCAGGTATAGGACTCCATTGGTTTGTTACTCTGCCAGAACTATCTACAATAAGCGGAGACATAATCGTTCCGTCTTCTTTTAAATAAGAAATAGCATAAGATGGTTGTCCCAAGCTAGTCCCTTGAGAAGCTTCTTTGGCGGTTCTAATGTTAGACGTTAATATAATTCCATTTTTGGCTACTACTTCGTCTGGAAACATTGCCTGCAATTCTTCATGAGCAATGTCCCTAACCCAAGATACATCTTTATTTGGACCTACGCCATAAAACCCATTTGGGTTATGTTTCATTAAACCAAAGCCATTAGCATTAGCATCGTTTGACCAATTAGCACTTATCATTTTTAATGCAGTTTTTCTTGCAGTAGCGTAATCTTCTGTACCTGCAAGATACAGTTGTTTAGATAGCTTAATGTAGTCAGCTTCCATCTCGTCATAAGCCAAAGGATCAGTTTCAATAACGTCTGAGCCAACAAAAGGAATAATGCTGTTATCACCAAATGCTTGTTGCAATTCTTGACCAATTAAATCAAACGCAAAAGAACCTATGTCAGAATTTAGTTCTGCATTTCTTCGTTTAACTGTGTCTGCACTTTGCGGATCATAAATTTTTCTTGCTCTAGCTATAGCTTCTAAAGGTTCTGCACCGTATTCAATTGCTGTATTTACCGTTAAAGCGTATGCAATCTCTTGATTAGAAAACGCAGTTGTATTTATTCCTTGCTGTCCTAGAATATCGTCTATGTATATTGAGGCAAATTTAATTGCTTCTGGATCTCCACTATTCAAAGATGCCATTATGTCTTGTTTTTGCGCGGTTGGAACGCGTCCTACAATGTTTGCAAAATCTACATAAGCGGCTGATAACTGATTAGGGTCAGTAATATTTTGAGCCTGCGGTAAAAAGCTTTCAGTATAATAAACGTTTACGTCTTTATCTGGTAAATTATAACCAACCGGATAACCAGTAGCGTTTTGACTTATAAAGTTTTCTACGTTTGTAATGGAATCAATTTTATTTTGCTGTGCTTTGCTAATTGTATTGGCGGCTTTAAGTTCTGCGCGCAGTTTGTTTGTTGCTGTTTCTGCTTTTTTAATGACTTGATATCGCTGATCTACAGTAAGATCCATTTCAATATCAAAGTCTTTTAAATTAGCTATTAGTTCGTCTGATTGTCTAAGTTTTTGAGGATCAGTAAGCATTGGGTTTTGCAGTACAGCTTGATCTATTTGAGCAAAAGATGATGTAACATTAACTTGGCTTTCAGCTTCACCAATAAAATTGTCGCGAGTTTCAATGGTGCCAAACAATTCGTTGCCATCAAGAAAATCTTTAAGATCATCAATAGCAAGAGTTGAATCAACTTTATTGTTATTGCCTGCAGACAAAAGCGCGGTGTTTACAAGATTTTGAGCAATATTACTTTCTGCTTGTTGTCTTTCTTGAAAAGCAATTCTAGCTTCGCCTAAATCATAAAATTGTGTTAATGCTCTTTCTTGTATCATAAACTGGTCAGAAAGGGCAATTTGTGTATTTTTAGGAACGTTTGTAGCCCCAAGCATTGGCGTAATAACATCACGGTAAGCTTGCATTCCTGCTTCTCGATCTGTCGGAAACTCTGCAATTACTCTATTTGCGCTCATTTCTCCTTCGGCTAAACTACCTGCAACGTAAGTTTTTTGTGCAGTTTCATTTCGTTCTGCCGCGCCAATAAAAAATTCACTTCTATCTTCAAACCCTTCCCCGCTAGTTAATGCTTCAGTGCCAATTTCTGAGCCTTTTGCCACGCCCCTTTCAACGGCTTTTTGATTTCCATAGCCAATAGCTAAGTCTTGAAGTTCTTTCCCCAATCCCGCAAGTTGATTCATGTTATTCATAGCACCCGAACCTACTGCACTAGGTTCAAATCCACCAAAAAAATCTATTCGTTTTTGTGCCATTATATAATCTCTTTATGTTTCGCCATCTTTTTCTCCACCGCCTAGTCTTGCAATAGATACGGCCGAACCTGCTATACTACTTAATGACGAAAGATTAGCATTAGTTCTTGCTAAACTTCCTTGCCTTCTCATTTGAGCTTGTCTTAAGCGAGATGATAACGCTAATGTTTGTTCACTTGACCCAATATTTTTAGCACTAGTTAATGCAATACTAGCAGGAGTACCTTCTCCAGATTGTCCATCAGCCGCCATAGATGCATTGTTAGCCGCAAGCACACGGCCTAATTCTTGTTGACGCTCTAATGCTCTAGCTTGAGCCGCAATTTTTTCTTCTTCGGCCCTACGTTTCATTGACTCTTGTTCGGCTTTGGCTCCTTCTTGCATTCCATATACATTTACAGCCGTACTCACCGCTATTAAACTAGCTGTTACAATAAATGACATTTAAATATCCTCTGGCTCTAATATTGCTTTTTCTATTTCTTCTACACTAGTAAGTTCTGTAGGATGAAACGTTACCCAAACACAATCTGTTTCAGCGTATATTACACGCTTCGTTTGCGGGATTGTTTCTCCCATAAACGGAGCCTCTATATCTAATGTCCCAAACTGACTTGCTACTTTGCATTTACCTTTTACTACAGTATATAGGTGACGAGTTTTGTGCAACGCACCAACTAAACAAACTCCTGCAGGTATAAATAATTCTCTAGCGTACAAGCCATCACTAAAATGGTGTTTTGCCTCTAATTCTACCTGCTTTTCTTTTAACAACAATGCTTGCATTCTGTAAACATCATCTTGCGTAGCAATTTCATTCATGATGATTCAACATAATATTCAATAGCTTGCAATTGAAAAGGGGTTGGATCTGGCACAGTAATTACTGGAGCAACTTCTATTCCCCAACCGTTGCCACCATTATTGTTTTCAATAATACCTGACTGAATTGGTAGGTTATTACCTAAAGGTGAAACTGCGGCTGTTCCAAACTCTCTTATAGGCACAGGATTCCCATCAATAAATACGCCTGCTGACTTATAAACTCTAGCGTTAATATTAGAAATTTTCTTTTGTCGCATTTGATTTTGGCCGTTAACGCTTCTGGCTCCAGTAGTTGCTATTGGCATAGGTTTAACAGTTACGTTAAAGTTAAAACCAATTTCAACGTCAATAAAACCTGCAACGGGATTGTCTAATATAAATTCTCTTTCTGCTGAACTTATATCAATGTATTCTTGCCCTCCAAATACTTTTACTACTCTGTCTGTTAGCTTGTTACCCCTAGCAACAACATTAACCGTATCACCAACCAAATAATTTGCTCCTAGATACAAAGCAAAATCTGATACCGGCCCCACCTGTAGGCTGTTTGGGTTTGTAATCAATGTTGATTCATCCATCAAATGGTCAAAACTCCACTTAACAATTGAATATCGAGTGTCAGTAGCTAATGGTCCTTCACGCTTGTTAACTAAAAACAACTCAGTCGCAACTACAGAAACAGCTTCTATCTTAATAGGATAAACACTATTAGTATTGCCGCTAATCCATTTAGTGTAACCATTAATATCTTGCGACCGTAACGTATTAAGAATTGCGGCAGTGCCGTCTTGGTTAATTATAAATACCCAATTGGCATCTTCTGATTTTGTACCAGAAAGTATGCCTAAGTCTTTAGGTTGGTCAATAAGTTGAGAAGACAACACAGAAATATCATTACTAATGTAAGCGTCTTCATTAAAACTAAACAAGTATTGCCTTAAAGTTTTCCCATTAGCGTCTACAAATAACGTAGCACCGTCTATTGATTGAACTTCAATATTTTTTGCGCCATGCTGTGTTTGTGACGAAATTACAATGTCGCTAGGCGTAGTTCCTTTTACCAAAAACTCTGATCCGGTTGTAAATACTTGTAACCCTCTGTCTGGATTTATGTCTACAATTTCAGTTAAACGTCTAGCAGAGATTGTTGTGAATATCCCTTCATCGTCATCACCTTCTTCGGTATAAAAATCAAAGAAAGATCCTGATCGCGAACCAAATAAACTTTGTATTTTAGATTTAGTCCCGCCTAACCAAAGCCTGCCGCTAAAAAACGCACCCATACGCGGGTAGCCTCGATTAGCCGACCACACATCTTCTTTACGAGGTGATCCTTGTTGGGCTAATTGAAAACCAATTGTAGGAGGTGTAGCTGTGTCTCCTGTAGTTGCAAAGCCAGACCACAATACAAAATCTTTTGTTGATTCTCCAGAAACAGTAACCCTTGCAGTTGTTCCGGTAACAGCTACAGCTATTCCTGTAGTTCCAAAAATCGGCATATCTTGCAAATTAATTTGCATGTTGTTAGCCAATGTAAGAG